TTGCGCTCGGCTACTACAACTTCAATCTTAGCATCTTCTTGGTATTCTTTACCATCTAATAGATAGCGTAGCTTTTCCAATTGTGGCATACCAAAAACACCGATCATATCTGGATGTGGATTAGCAGATTCGCCATACATAATCACGCTGCGGTCATCGGCCATACTGTCAATTAGGGTTTTGTCTTCAGTTCCGGTAATCTTAACAATGTTAAGAAATCCCAATTTGTTAGTATGAGATACGATGTCTTGTAAAATGTCTTTCATGATTTTATTCCTTTGTGTTAGTTTATTTAGGTTTATGTAAAAAGTCAATGATTATTTTTAATCAAATGAAAATAAATTGCCAAATGTATTTGACTGTGTAGTTGAATCTAAATCCCATTCAAGGACGCCGATTAAGTTTTCAATCTTATTATTGATAATTGTGGCTTCCATCTCACCGTGGTCAAATGGTAATTCTTGGAACCATCTTGGCAATCGCAGTTCGTCCACGGGATATGCTACAGATGTATATCCTAATGGATTATCTTTAAGCTTGCAAACGATTACTTTCATTCCATCAACAATTTGTAATGAGTATTTGTCGCCATTCATACGCCGTAATGTATTCCAGTTCAAACTGGCCCTAACGTGTCCAGGCATATTTGCCTTACCTTTTTTAGCTTCTTCAGCAGCATATTCTGTAATGTTGTTAGCACGTTTCGGAGAACCTTTCTCCCATCCCGGCCGCGCTTTGAATTCAGTTCTAAAGTCAGTGATCATTTCTAATACTTCCTTTTCTTCAGCGCCGTTAAGCACGTGGGTTAATACTTCTTCAAGAAACTTCTGCATAAATTCAGGAGTATCACTGCGTTTAAGATCCAAGCCCATCGCTTTGATTTTACCTGGCTTACCTTCTATGTCTAATCGTTTACCTTCTTTATCATAGTAAAGAACTGCATAGCGTTTCTTAGTAATGAACAGGCCTCTTGATGCGACAATTTCTCGTCCTGCTTTAATAACCTCTCCCCGAGTCTTAGGACAATGAAATGCATCTAACATGAATTGAGGAAAGGTGCCGTTAACTTCAGCAGCTACTGTGTCATACAACTTAATAACAACGTCTTTGTCCCAGGGAATTTCTTTTTTAGCAATCTCATTCTTAAGACTAGAGAATGCGCTAAAATATGCACTGTCGGTATCGCCGTAGATAATAGATTTGCCTGTATGATTATATTCGCCAGTAACAACTTCATTAATCTTACTAGCCATATGTCTAGCAATACATCTTCCGGTCAGTGTAGTTGATTGACCGATACGATTATCAAAGAATCTACAACCTGCATTTAGAATAGCACCGTACAAACTATTAAGGTTAATTTTCTTAACTAATTGTCGTTTATCCCAATATTCTTCTTCGATTTTATTCTCTGCTTTAATAGCTTCTTTAAGTTTAGCCTGCATCTCTTTACGTTCAGCATACCAACGTTTTAGCAGGCCTGGAATAATACCTTCAAACTCATATGTGAATATTGTACCATTAGCACTAAGTATCCACGGTTTACCACTTTCATAAATGAGTTCATAGATTTGTGCTCCACTCATAATATCTGTTTGACCGTTTTCCCAATCAACAATTATATCGTGTGCTCTATCCTGATTGACAACAAGTTCATATTCATTGGTGCCAAACTTACCTTCCCAAGCAGCGGCAAAGCTATTTCCCTTGGCCATTTTTTCTTCAATCTCGGCCTTGGTATAATCCTGTCTTAATTGACCTACGATAGTTTCAGGACCCATATTCAATGCTCGAATGACTGATGGATATAGACTGTTAATGTCCATTGATCCAATCCAATCGTGCAGGCCTTTTTTAGGATACGCTACATAAGCGCCTGCTGCCTGTGTATTTTCTGTGTCGTCTCGTTTAGGCCTGCTAGGAACAATCATTCCTCTATGATGTGCTTCGTTAACAATAGCCTGTTCAGTAACAGCTACGGCCCCCATAGTAGTTTGTAATAGCACTGTATTTTCGTGTGCAATAGTGCTAGCTAAGTCTAAGAACTTTAGTTTTTTATCTAGTTTTTCTAACAGCGCACAGTCTTGTCTGTTATATTCAATGAATTTACGGAAATCATTATTATACAGTTGATCTAGTGTACCTTCGTAGACTGTTTTAGATTCGCCTATTTCCATTTCTCCGATTGCGTCCAATCGGTAGGTATGACGTTCTTCATATGTATATTTGCGGTATAATTCAAGACTGTCCAAATGGACACGACCAATAAGGTCATAAGTAATAGCAGTTTTGCCATATTTTTCATATTCTCGTTTTTTCGGATAGCTATCCCACAAACAGAATCTACGTGTATCTTCTTTGCTAAGAACCTTAGTAACTCTATTTACGGTATACGGAATATCAAAGCCTTCTGAGTTCCAACCACTTAACACATCTGCATCTTGTATAAGATCTAAAAATGTGTTTAGTAGTTCATATTCTGTTTCAAACAAAATAGTATTTGGAAAGTCTTTAACCTGTTCTCTAGCCTGATCTATCGTTAAAGTTTTTGGCGGTAATGCAAGACAAACTAGTGTGTCTAACCACTGTAGATGAACCGAAATAGCTGTAATAGGCATGAATGCATCTTCGGGACTAGCATAACCGCGCTCGGGATCGAAGTCTACCTCAATATCAAAAAATGCTACGTGAAGCTTAGGCGCATCTTTGCCTAAATAGTTTTCCTCTAAGCAACGAAAGATGGGATTCATATCACTTTCGTATAGCTTGTGATTGCTATGGATTTTTTGTTCTTTAATAAATTCTTTATGACTTTTTGCAGTCACCTTGGACAAGCTTTGCCCGTGTATTGATTTGAATTTCCCTCTAGCATCGGGGTAATAAAAAATATATCGTGCTGGATAATCTTTGTATTGACGACCTAGCTTAGGGTCGCGCTCAACAACACGAATAACATCAGAATCGCGATCCCATATCGCGTCAACGTAACTCATTAATTTTCTCCATTGCAATTTAAGGCTTGCAAAATACCACAATGATCACTTATGGCTGATCAAACCTTACTCATTAATTAATTATCATTCTTGCAAGGCCTACGCTATCTATTGTGGTCAACAAGAGATAGTTAGCCAACATACCAAAACTTTTACGACTCCAAGCAGCCCAAGCATATAGACTACACCCAGTAATCCAAATAGGATACAAAAATAATAAAGGCGGGTTAGGGACTGTAATGGCCATAGTGATACTGCAACCAATACTGATAGCCCAAGCAAGAAGCTCGATAATAAAACGGAAAGGATGACTACGGAAATCATCTTTAATCCAATCAAATACTCCAAATAGAATATCGTTCATTAATCGGCGTGCCGAGTTAAGAAGTTAACCCTCATTTTTGAAGGTTTAAAATATTCGTTTACAATCTGTTTAACTGTATCGATATTAAAATCTTTGCAGCTGAAAATATCAAAATATGCTGTACCATCTAATTCCATAAAATGTGCTGATACATTGCTAGTGGTGATTAGTTGAAGTAGGCTATAGCCTTGTTTTGGGTCACCGGGAAGCAGATATTCGATAATTGGTTCTCCGTGTGCTTCCATATCTATGCGTTTAACTAAGTCTTTTACAAAGTTATAGATAACTTCCTTACTAGAAACTGAGTCAATACTGCATCCACTACAGTCTAGCATTAAATGATAGCCCCAATAACTCATTATGGTTCCTTACGCACATTGGCATGACCACTAATGTCGACGATGGTTTCCAAATCATCAAATTCGCGGAATACCTGATCCCATTGATCTTTTTGTGCAATGCGAATAGCTTTTCGAATAACGCTGGGTTTTACTTCCAATTCTTCGGCTACTGCTTTAATTGTATCGTTTAGGCCTTCGGTAAGGTCTTGGATTTCTTGCATGACCGTTACGCCCTCGGCTACAATCTGTTTAATTTTAGCCTGTTCAACTGGGCCGTATGCTTTACTCATTGAAATTCTCCTTGTCGCATATTATATAGCACGACAACGGGCAGAGTCAAATATTTAGAAGCAAATATGCCTTATTTTTTCTTCTTTTGCTTATTACCGTAGTAGGCAGCAATAGCCATTTGTCTACGTTTTTCTTTGGTCTTGCCTCTGAATTGTGGAGCATTGGATTTGGCAAAATCTTGGATGTAATAATCAACATCAGCGTTTGGTGGAATCTTTTCATCCAATTGTGATTCTAGATAGCTGTTCAATCTGCTCATATATGCATCTGAGCTTTCTTGAGTTGATCCATAATGGATATAAAATTTTCCATCATCGCCTAATTTTACCTGAATCGATTTTCCACTTCTGATACCTACATCGGCCTGTGTAACAGTGATTACTTCGCCTTTTTCTGGAGCATCAACACCTCGTCCAGCAAAGGTATATGTTTTACCTTTATATTCGATAGTCTTTGGAGCAGGTCTAGTAATACCAGGAGTAACCGTAGAATAGTCATCTCCGGCCTTTGCCATACCTGTTGCTGCTAGTCCGGCTGCTGCACCTAACCCTTGTAAAAAGCCTCTGCGGCTTATGTCTTCATTCTCTCCGGGTTTGCCAAATGGGAATACTTCGACCCATTTGTTGCCTTGATTTTGCACAAACTTATTAGGATTAAATTTGCTTCGAATAATACTATAATCTCTTAGGGCCTGTTCCGGGGTATCTTTATAACCCTGGCTTCGTGCTGATTGTTCTTGATGATTACTGATCATAGCCTGTTTCAGTCTACCACTGGATAGATCATATCGATACATCATATTGGCTTCATCGTTTTGAAAAGCTTCTTTTACTTTAGGTTTAATTTCACCGGTATCAGGATTTTCGTGATCGCCTTTGTTTACTTGTTTATATACTTTTTTACCAGTGCTTGGACTGATATAATAATCGCCTTTAGCATCGTGTCCAGTTTGTTTTATTCGATATTTGGCACCGGGATCGCCTTCCGCTACAGCCCCTCGATCTTTTTCTGATAGCATATAATCCCATACTGCTACCAGCATACTCTTAGCCACAGCGATCTTTTCTTGACACCATTCCGGTAAATTATCTCCGGGTTTAATTAAATTATCGAGCCCATCTATAGTTCTACGTAATGTTTCTAAATTGTTGTCGGCCATTCCTGCTTCATCGTCGTATTCAGGATTGCCTTCCGCCAAACCTTGCTCTTTATTCTTCTCTACACTTTTGCCAGCACTAGGGTCACCATATGCGGCCTGACGTTTTTTAGCTAGGTCCGTTTTTGCCTTTACCTTTGCTCCTAACTTGGGATCTTGTTTTAACATCCATCCGGGTTTAGCCTCCGCCACACTACCGACTTTTCTAAACATTGCTTGGAAACGATCATTACCTAGCACATCTAAGATTTTCTTGTAGTCATTTTGTCGTAGTGTAATGTTGCTGCCCTGTACTTTGGTATCTCTGGACAACCGGCCCTGTGACATTAGAGCCTGAATTAACTGTTGCCCATCTTGACTGCTTTGAACAGTGACCATACCGGTGCTGGCGACACCACGGCTAGAACCGCCAACCTGTGCTTTAGCAGGCTCACGATTAATTCTTTTACCTTCTGGATCTATACCAATCACCTTGCCGCCAGACTTTGAATCCGGTTCATCTTCTAAACCTGTGCTAGTATATAGATCTACTTTTTCATCACGTTCGGCATAGTCTAAAACTTTTCCTAACGGCTTCATCAAACCACTAGGAATATCTAACATAATTTTTTCAACACCGATAAATTCTTCATCGCCCAGTATGCTACGAATTTTAGCAATTACATCTGCTGAATCATCTGCTTGGAATGGTTTAATCTTTGCATTACTTACAGTTACATCTTTAGGAGTTGTACCAAATCCACCATAACCATAGATCATTTTTTCTTCATTGGGTAAAGTTTTAACTCTGAATTTTAAGAACATTGCTCCACTGGGTTCTTTTAGTTCGCTTAATTCGTCTTCAACTTCGATTTTTCTTACTCTAGGATTTTTAATGGGTGTTGTGGGTTTACCATAAGCAAACCAATCTGGCTTTTTATCAGCCTGCTGTGCTAGTCGTTGATCTAACTGTGCAAAATAGTCTCTCATCTGAGCTAGTTTGGTTTGATCCTGTGCAGTAGTATCGCCGGCATAATATTTGCGCATTGTAGGAACTTGTGCTTCTGTTACTTCTGTTTCAAAGTATGCTTTTTTATGTTTTTCCTTACCGGCCTTTTGTTCTTTCTTTTTATCTCGATGAGCACCTGCTCCTGTTTGTTGGCGTAATGGTCCTTGACGT